CGGGCCCATGCCGTGGTAGTTCCGCGGCTGGACGATCACGAACTCGATGTTCTCGTAGTTCGCCCCGTCCTTCTTCAGCTCGTGAAGCGCGCCCACGCCATAGTACATGAGCTGGCCGTTCCGGTATGCCTCGACCGGGATGCCGGCCCCATGCTTGTAGTCGTAGACGCGCACCAGATCCCACTTGGGCAGCAGCATCGTGATGTCCGAGGTGCCGAACATGCCCTCGCGGATGTCGCTGAGGTCGAAGCGGATCTCGACGTAGACGGTGGGCCATTCGCCCGTGTCGTCGAAGTATTCCTGCATGTCCTGGCGGATCGTATCGACCCAAACCTGGACCGCTTCGGCCATGTCCGCGTCGACCGTCCAGACCTCGGCCACGCCGTCCTTGGTCAGGAACACCTGCTCGTTCACCCACATCCAGGTGTCGCGGTCGTTCTCGATGCAATCGGCCGCCACCTCGTGGGCCACGGTGCCCTCGCGGGCGTACTCCGACGAGCCGCTATAGCCCAAGCTCTCGGCGTACTGCTGGAGCTGGACGGAGCCAGGGCAGACCGACCACCGGCTGAAACCCGAAGCTCCAACGATGCTGTGTTCACGGTCGCCCTGGCCCTCCATTACTGCGCCTCCTGGGCCTGCTTGACGAGCTGTTCGACGCGGTTCAGGAAGCTCTGGCGCTGATCCTGCGGGATCGTCGACAGGTGCTTCCCGTCGGTCGTGTAGGTCTGAACCGCCGGCATGATGACCTTCGGGCTGCCGGCACGGCTGGCGGCGTCGCGCAGTCGATCCTGGAGATGCTTGTCCGTGATCTCTTCCTGCGGCTCCATCTCGCTTTCGAGCTGGGCCATGATGTCGTCACCGTCGCCCGCAGCTTCGCTCGGTTCGGGTGCCGGCGCTCCGTCGCTCCCGTCTTGAGAACCACTGTCGCCGAGAACATCCTCGTTGAGGACACCGCCCGTGGCGTCCGCAGCCTCATCGCCGACCGGCGGATCGTCATGGGAGCCGGCGGGCTCCTGGTCAACGCCCGCGTCGATGTACTTCCGAACTTCTTGCGCCTGCTTTTTCGGCAGCCGCTGGATCTGGCTGTCCGGGACCGGGTTGCCGGCGTCGTGGACGGCCTTCAGGTGGGCCGCCAGATTGTCGGCGTTGTGGCCGCGGACGTTCGACGTGTTGTGCGAGGCCACCGGATTGCCGTTCTCGTCCACCGGCTTCTGGTCGGACTTGGCGGCGGGGTGCGGCGGGGCCGGCTGCTCGCGCGCCGCGTCGGTGGGTGTCTTCTCGGGCGGGGCCTCGTTCACCGTGGCCCGGGCACCGGCCGGCATATCCACGTTATCACCCGGCAGGCCCAGCAGCGCATGGACCTGTCCGCGAACGGCGGTGCTGGTTTGCGAGAGCGCGGAATTGGGGTCTTCGCCCTCGTCCAGGGCCACGACAGCCGTTACGGACGCCTGCTCGTGCTCGTAGGCATCGAGCCCCTTCGTGTTGCGCTTTTGGAAGCTGACTTCCAGGCGGTCGATGCTTGGCATGGTTCTTGCCTCTCGGTTCTGTGGATTTCAACGCTTGGCGTCAACCAACGTCAGTAATGTGCGGGGTTGAGCCGGCCCTGTCAAGAGTCGAGTAGGCCGTCGCGGACGAAAACCAGATCAGCAGCTCCGTTCAGCAGCTCCAAAGCCGCTTCCTGTTCGCCAGCCCACGAGCTGTCGCCCTCGATAGGCGGCACCACGACCCGGATCACGCCCATGGACAGCGCCGAGCCGGCGCAGCTCGGGCACAGGAACCGCGTCGAATAGAGGGTGCTACCGACGGTTGGGAAGTGGGCATTGTCGAGTACGTTCCGCTCGGCGTGCAAGATGAACTTGTTCTTGTCTTCTCGACCCATCCAGGCGCGGTCGTCAAATCCGGGTGGCAAACCGTTCACTCCAAGCGACACTTGCCGCTTGTCCTCGCCGCCAACGAGAACAGCACCGACTTTCTTCTTCGGGTCTTTTGACCACGTTTTGATGTGGTGTGCCAGCGTGAAATACTTGTAGTCCCATTCTTCAAGCGTGCAAAGGTGGCGGACTGCATTCGTCGTCATAACGCGCTCCTATCGAGGGTTCGGTGGGTGTGGTCTGCTTTCTCCAGGTTCGCCTTGAGCACCCGCTCGTCGAAGCCGGCGGGCGCAACAAGGAACTGCGCGTGGACGTACCCGGTCTGGCCGATCCGGCGCAGCCGGTCCACGGCCTGCTCGTTCTCGCCGGGCGTCCAGGACGGCTCGGCGAAAACGCACATCGACGCCACTTCCTGGATACCGTCGGTGCCGGTCCCGATGGCGGCGATGTTCCCGAGGAACAGGCGCACCTCGGGGTCGCGCATGAACGCTTCCTTGCGCTCGTGCTTCTGCTTGTTCGTGGTCCCGCCGGGCAGAGCGACCGGCTGATACTCGGCCAGGGTTTCCGCCAGGGCCCACAGGACGCTCTTGTGCCAGCAGTAGACCACGAGCTTGTCCAGCTCCTGCATGATCCGGTGGACGTGCTCGGCGACCAGCGGCACCTTGGCCTCGCCCATTTCCCGGCGGATCGTGGCAACCTGCCCCTGGACGTCGGCGTCCCACCGCTGGAAATCCGTGGGGTCGATCCCGAGCATCTTCTCGGCGCGCAGCGCCGTGCGGACGCCCTTGTTGGGCTCCACGTAGGCGATCTCGTACCGGGTCTTCGGGAGCTGCGGCAGCACGTCGTCCTTGTGCCGGCGGACCATGAAGTTGGCCCGGAGCCGCTGCTGAAGCTCGGGCAGCCGGCCGGTGAACTCCACGACCTTGCCGCCCGGCATCGAAACGCTTTCGTTGTAGAAAGCCTTGAACTTGTCCAGCGATAACCGGTCGATGGCGTCGAAGCAGAAGTTCCGGGCCACGGTGTAGCACTCCCGCGGCCGGCTGGGCAGCGGCGTGCCGGTCAGGCCGAGCTTGGCCCCGGCGTTCTCGGCGATCCCGTCGATGTGCTGGGCGCCGAATATGTGCTGCGTCCGCCGGGCCTCGGGCGACCGGAGGAAGTGGATCTCGTCGCAGATCACGAGGTCGTAGCCCATCGCCAGGAACATTTCATACATCGCCGGGGATCGGGCGAGCAGGTCGTAGCTGACAATGTACCAGCACGGGTGCGGCCCGCGGTAGATCGAGGACTTCCCCGAGAGGACAGGGCAGGTGACGGGATACCCGGTCTTGGTCCGGTGGTTCCGCGGCCAGATCCAGCGGTAGATCATCTGCTGCCACTGAAGCCGCACGCTGGCCGGGCAGATCACAAGGACCCGCTCGGCTCCGATCTCGTTCGCGTACACGATGGCCTGAGCCGTCTTTCCGAGGCCGGGCTCATCGCCGATCAGCGTGTTGGTCCGGTCCAAGCAATAGGCCACGCCGCCTTTCTGGAACGGCATCAGCTCTTCATTCGGGGGCACCCGGAAGGCCCGTGGGCCGTGGTAGTCCGTGGCCCACGACGCCTCCACTTGCATCCGCTCCAGGAACATGCTGTCCCGGGCCGGCCCGTCGGCGATGTCCCACATCGCCAGGGCAGCGTAGATGCAGGTGGTATAGTAGACACCGGCGGGGCTGGACCAGTCGAGGCCGATGTCATCGGCGATCTTCTGGTTCAGCCCCTCGGCGTACCACATGCCTTTCGCGGGGTTGTACCGCAAAACGGCCATCACCAGCCCCAAATCTCACGGGAGTTCTGGATCACCTCGCGGACTTCCTGCGTGGAAGCCTTACGGGGCGCGGCCGACACGAACTCTTGGTTCGCCAGCCAGTAGACGTAGGCGTATTCCGTGTTGTCGCCGAAGTGGCGCTCGACCATCGTGATCGTTCCGTCAGCCGGCATACTCCGGTGGATCTGTTCAGCTTGTCGCGTATAGCTGTCGCCGGCCGGAATGGACTCCGTGTAGCTCGACACGATTGGCCAGATAACCGGGTCTTCGTCCACCAGACCCACGCCGCAGTGAACGGTCTGCCGCTTGCAGATTTCAGCGAACTTCGTCTCCGGTTCTTCCGGGCGTAGCTCCCGAAAGACGTAGTCCCGGACCCGGCCCACGAGCACCCGGGAGGTGAAGCCCCACGGATGCGTGTGCATGTCGGTCACGCCGGGCGTGGCGTACCGGCTGTCCCAAATGTGCAGCCGGACGCTCTTGTCGTCGGTCAGGTAGGTGCGGAACATCCCGAGGCCCTGGAGGGTCCAGTCGAACAGCTCGGGGCGCTCCATGGCCTCTTGTGCTGCCGCATGGCCGCGCGGGTTTATCGACAGATCAAGCATCTTGCCACCTCACTCGCTGTCGTTCAGGGCCCG